AAACTGACGGAGTCAACCAAGCCGCCCTGATTCGTGTGCCTGTTCGCTATGGCGATGCCAGTCGCAACGCACAAGTGATCATGCAAGAGAACAGCCGCAACTCAATGCCAGCAAGTCCTTTGATGACTTTCTACATTAGTAGTTTGGACTATGATCGACCGCGCATGCAAGAGCCTTACCATGTGAGCAAGGTGAATGTGCGTCAACGTACATATGACAGTGCCACTGACTCCTTTGAACCCACGCAAGGCAATGCCTTTACTATTGAACGCCTGATGCCTGTGCCTTACAAAATGGGAATAACCCTAGATATTTGGACATCAAATACCAATCAAAAAATGCAGTTGTTAGAGCAGATGTTGACCTTGTTTAATCCCAGTTTGGAAGTACAGAGTACTGATAACTTTATTGACTGGACCAGCTTGACCGTGGTTGAACTTGAGTCGGTTACATGGACTTCGCGCACAGTTCCCATTGGGACCGACAACCCCATTGACATGGCCACAATCAAATTCAACATTCCAATTTGGCTCAGCTCACCAATAAAGGTCAAGAAGCTGGGCGTGGTAGAACGTGTGATTGCATCCATGTATGACTCACAAGGTGACTTAAACAACGCTGTTACCAACAACGACTTGTTGTTAGGCACTAGACAAATTATCACTCCTTACAACTGGGCTGTGGTTCTTATTGGTAATAAGTTGCAATGTCTGCAACAACGCAGTATTGTGCAAGAACCTGGAAACAACACATTGACTCCTACAGAAATTGTGCCCGACAGTAACTTGTTATGGACCACAGTGATTGGCACCTATGGGGTTCTTAGACCTGGTATTAGTCAAGTTAGACTGGTGCAGGCCGATGAGTCAGAGGTCATTGGTACTATTGTGTTAGATCCCAACGATGACCGTTTTGTGCTGTTTGATGTAGACTCGGACACTGCACCACAAAACACACTTGAACCCATTGATGCTGTGATCAATCCCTTGGCCAGCGGGCCACAAGATGGGTTAGACTCTGCCTTAGAAGGGCAACGATACTTGTTGACCGAAGCCACTGGCTCTGAAGACAACTTGGCCCCAGCCACTGCTTGGGTAGGGGCCAACGGGAGATCATTGATTGCTGACGCCAACGACATTATTGAATACAGCAACAACTACTGGCGGGTGGTGTTTCGAGCCAACGGACAAGCTGCTGGCCAGTATGTTACAAACATAACTACTGGTATACAATACGAATGGAACGGTGACGCATGGGTGAAAAGTTATCAGGGCGTGTACCCAGGGGGAACATGGAGTCTAGTGCTTTAAAAGCAGTTGGTGTTTGGTTTCGTAGTTTAGATACTGGAAGGTACTTGTATCTGTTACGCAATGACGTCAAACATCCCGGTGCATGGGGGCTGCCTGGCGGCAAAATTGAAACTGGCGAAACACTACTGGGCGGCATGGAACGCGAATGTATTGAGGAGCTGGGATTCTTTCCCACTTACTTGCGCCTTATACCATTAGAAAAATTCACAAGTGCCGACTCTGCATTTGAATATCACACATGGGTTTGTGTGGTTGCCACAGAATTCACTCCACGACTCAACTACGAACATCTAGGCTACGCTTGGATAGACAAGGGTGCATGGCCTAGACCTATGCACCCTGGTTTATGGAACACTGTAAATCTCGAAGCTGTACAAAGCAAAATCCTGCTGGTTGAGCAGGATCTTGCAAGTCTTTAAGCCTGACTTTCTTGGAACTGTAACTGAATCTCTCCTGTTGGAGTTGTGGTTGTTGATAGCGCAGTGATCTGAACTGCCAGCACCTCTGGACCGTTTGGATAAGTTCCTGTTCCGGGAACAGAGCTTGTGCCAATCTGTTTAACTGATCCTAGATCCAACACACCCGAATTGGTTGTAGAAATTGGAATAGCAAACAAACGTTCACCGCCAGTCATTTCACTGGTGATAGCTGTAACAGTCATTGTCAAATCGTTAGCAGTGGTTGCGCCACCTATGGTGTTACCAAGAATCTTGATAGTATCGCCCACTGCATACCCGTCACCAGCTGTTTGCACAGTGATCTGCGTGGTGGTGGTAGAGTATGCTGTACCTGCTGCTGTGAGTTGAACAGTGATTTTGGCATTTGCGCCCGAACTTGAAACGTTTGTAGGTGTTAGGTTGGCAAAAGTTCTCTGGCTACTGAATGTTACTTTAACACCTGAACGTGTTAGACCACCTGTGGTGTTGAACGGAGCACCTGTTAGGCCACCTGTGGCTTCTGATGTGTAACGTGGTGAAGTTGAGAACTGTGAAAAACTAGGCTGGAATCCGCCGCCCAAATTGTTGAGTCCTTGCCAGCTGGTGTTGGCAGAATCAATGTTGTTGGGATTTAGAATACCTTCAATCAAGTAGCGTCCTGCTGTTACCTGAACATTCAAATTACTCAATGTCAACTGAGCGCGGTTAATAAGTTCACGCACACCCAAATCACCAATAATACCGTTAGATACCGATGGAGCCAAGCGCATGACAAATGCCACTGCTTTGTCACCAACTGTGGCTGGGAAACCATAGTTGGTACGGTTGTATGTAAACTGATATCCTTCGTCGTTGTCAAATCCGCCGTCCATAACTACTGCACTACCCCAGTGGTTAACTAGTGGTATGCAAGTGTTGGAGATCAAAATAACACCTGTGTTGTCAGCATGGCTAGTTGGCGAGCTAGATGTATAACTTCGGCTTTGGCCTTCTGCCCATTGCACAAATGTTGCACCGCGTGTGCAACCTGTTAGATCGTTGCCGCTCTTGCCTGAGTATTTGATAATTTCGCTTTCAATCATCACAAACACAGGATATGTCACACTAGCTGGCGGGTAATCAGTTGCGTCACGCAATGTGATTGTAGTTTGACTGTCGTTAATAGCACCGTTAAGACCAGTTACTGGAGTTTCGTTGATGGCTTCATAACGTGCTGGCAAGTTACCCGACCGCATGTAGGCTTCGTTGTTCAAGTTGTTGTTGGGTCTACGGTGTGCCATAATAAACTTACCGTCTTGACCACGAATCATCCACTGTACATAACCAGCACCGTACCATGAGTATTCAATACCATACATCTGCATCTTGCTTGCATCTAGTGTAAAGCCTGATGCGCCTGTACCGTCCAAGGGATCAATATTGAAGTCTGCTTGGCGCACACGCAGTTCGTTACGCAGGGCTGTTCTCACACGATTTTGGTTAGTAACGCCACGGAAGGCAGGTACCACTGTCATGCGGTTGTTGTCAATAATACTGGTAACAGTATGACTCATACCTTTGATTACCAACAAGTCACCGTTGTTGAGTTGGTCTTGGAAACGGCAGTTGCCGTCACCTGTCACAAGGTTTGATCCTGCACCAACTGACACTAGACCAGCAACTTGGAATGTGCTTGAACGTTGCACAGCATTCACTGTGATACCGTTATTCTCCCAGAACAAACCGTTTTGATCATCAAAAATACCAGCACGGATACTTGCACCGTGCCAACTGGTAACATTCAATCGAGGTTGTTGTCCCAGTACCGGTGTTGTGCTTCCCAGTAGCGCCTGGGCTTGTACTGTGAAACTGGTGTCTGACAGGATTGAAGTTACAACATAATTAGATTGGTCGTAACCTGATGTTGTAACTCCTGTGATGGTCACTGTGGCACCAGGATTTAAGCCATTTTCAACGTCTGTGGTCACAGTGATATTGCTTGAAATTGCAGTGCCATCTGCACTGACCGCAGTGATGTCAAAGGTTGGGGCCATCACTGTACCAGTGGAGAACAAAATGCCCTTACCAGATTGATAGCGGAAGTATTTCTTTGTAACACGAATTGCACTTGCACCACGAGTTGGTGTTCCTGGACCCATTAACACACCACCATCAAATGGTCGTGGTATAAATGCCGCATTGCTTCGCACAAATGCCTGGCCTGAGATACTGCCACTGACCGCAGCACCAGTTTTGGCCTGATAAGTGAATGTTGTGGTACTTGGTACGCTGATGATACTAAACGAGCCTTCGGCGTATTGATAGTTGGTACCAGCACTCAAATTCATCAAAATTGGAGTACCTGGTACAAGACCGTGAGCATAAGTTGTTGTCACAGTAATTGTGCTAGGGTTGTTACCATCACTCACAATACTTGTTACATCAAAGTCAGCACCAGTGTATGGGAATGCCTGACGAATGATTGTGTCTGTTTGATTCAGTGGATATCCGGCGGCCAAACTTGGACTACGACGTGGGTAGTAAAAGAAGTTGTTGGTGTTCGCTTGGAATACCAGGCCAACACCTTCTGTGTTTGAGTTGTTGGTGTTTTGTGTGCTCACATATTCATTGACGTCAAGTGGTGTGTCGCTTTGATTTACACCCACTTGTGGAATTGTGTTGGCGCCTGTGGCATAGAACATACCAGTCATACGAATCATTGGAGATCCTGCACCGGCTGCTGTCAATGCTGTGGTGTTGAATTGTCCACGAGCAATAGTTTGAGTACCGTTTACAGCAGTACTGATCACAGTGTGTTGTACCAATTCAATGTTGCCACTGAGTTTTTGCAGTACTGTGCCAGTGACATAGGCATTGGCAGCAGTGGTGTTGTACCAGCCGCGATTGAGTTGGAGTGTGGTTCCGTCAGTTACAGACTGAACTTGTGCTATTTCCAAGGTGCTGACAGGGAAAACGTTATTGCCAATAGATATATTGCCAGCGGCCAAGTTTGTGTTATTGGTCTGACGAACAACTGTTAATGCGTTGCCAGAAACGTTGGTCACTGCCATGGTTTCAAAAATGTTTGTTGTATCTGTTTGAACAATGATATAGCTACCATCAACAATCAATGGAGCAGCTGCCACGTTGGCAACGTTCACTGTTGTTGTTAAGTTGCTGGTAACGTTGGCAACTGCCACGGTAGTTCCGCCCGAAGTTGGACGACCAATAATCAACACGTTGTCGCCAGCTGTGATACCACTTGATGTGCCCACAGAGAATGTGCGTTCTGCAGAACTGTTTACGTTTGCAGTGATAAAAGTACTGGTAAGTGGCGTTGCATTGCCTTGTGTTTGACTAATCAACAAAGCATAATCATTGGCTACCCACTGTGCTGTTCCTGGGTTTTGCAATCTAACCGCAGTATCAACGTTGGATGTGATTAAATCATCGCCGGCCAACAGCGAAACATATCCATTGGTATTGTAAACTAAATCTGCGCCAACGTCTTCATAGAAGCTGGGAATGTTGTTTGTGGTTGATACCGCTTCCCATTTGGTGTTTTGCAAACCATACTCAAAGTCAGCGTCAATCAGGGACTGTGGGTTTGACACACGTTCGCGTCCAATGGCATCCATGCCAAAGTCCCAGGGTTGAACTTGTAAGTCACGGTCTTCGACATAGATTGCTAGCTTGTCACTGGACAGCAAGCCAGACGTATTGTAGTTTAGAGTAATTGTGGTCACGCCAGCATAGGCCGAGGGAAATGTGGCTGTTGTGCCAGCTACCCAGGCAACTGATCCGCCTAATGAGTTATCAGCGAAGTTGTAGATCGCAGTATTTGTTGTGGTATCGTAGATAGCCGCCTGGTGTGAACGAATACTCGTATAATCTTTTTCTTGCCATCTTTTAAACTCCAAAAATAATTTGACCTGCTGTCAAACGTGCTTGTGTATCTGTACCAAACTTGCTGTATGTAATTGCACCAGTTGCTATTTTGCTTGTGATCACTGTGGCATCACTTGGTGTGCCAGTATATAGCGTATCGCCAAACATCAACGCAAAGAACGGTGTGTTAAGTGCTGGTGCTACTGCAAAACTTATGGTGGCTGCATTTATACTAAAATCCACACCAGGGTTAAGTACCACGCCGTTGAGTGATACCAGCATAGCAAACGCTGTGGGAGGCGAAAAACTAACACCGCCTACAGTAATATTGAACAAGGTTTCTGTTCCATTGAACGTTAACGAATCCATTTTCCGATACTGTCCAACCTGCGGGGTAATGCCTACGTAACTCATGTTGTTTCCTTAAAGTTTGCCTATGACCACTTCTATAATACCTGTGTTGCCATTAAAATCTTCCAGTGCTTTGCCAAGTATTGATCCCATTACTGGTTGGTTACTGGCCTGTGCGTAACCATTGCCCCCAGAAACCATCATGTCTCCTTTTCGCACTGTACCAATTACTCGAGTTGGTACTCTGCCAGCCAAGGCAACTATAGTGGCGTATTCATGGTTGCTGCCAGAATTCATCACGTGTGCTGGATTGGTTGATACCACACCTGCCACACGAGCATCACTAGATATGCTGGATAATGTGACTTCGTTTGATCCGCCAAAACTCAGCACTGTACCAGGCTCATACACAGCATCCGCAACATAAAATTCTGCCAAGTCAGCGTATTGTGCGCTGGTTGATTTGGCAAACACTGTGTTAAAATACACCGCGGCATTGCCAATATTTCCAACGCCGTTACCACCTGTGTTGGTAACTCCATTAGTGGCAATTGATCCGCCAGTTATCAAGTTACCACCGGTAATGTTGCCTATCACACTCAATGTTGTGCTACCAGTTATGGCACCCGCACTGGCAATTGTATTAGCTGAGATATCACCGGCATTGCTGGTGGTCACTGTCCATGCACCAATGGTGGTATTATAAGTGTATACCACACCATTGACGGTTGCTGTTTGTCCGTTTACCGGAGATACTGGAAATGCCATTATGTTCGCCCCACTGCTATTTCAATTAGTTCTACATGATCATGTGGTAGATCTTGCAAGCTCTTGCCTACAACACACCCTAGTTCTGCTTTGGCTGGATCAAATTTTCCAGCTATACCTGAAGCTACGTTTACCAATCTGTCTCCTTTGGTCACAGGACCTTGTACTAAACAAGGCACACGACCGGCCAAGGCCACTGGTGTTCCATTGTCTTGCGAGCTGTTCATTAAGTAAGCAGGATTGGTTGATACCACACCTGCAATACGAGTATCATGATCAATGTCACTTACTGTGATTTCATTTTTGCCGCCAAATACTACAACAGTGCCTGGCTTGTAATCACCATCTGCTTGATAGTTTTCTGCCAAGTCAGCGTAGTTTGCTGTGGTTGATACTCCACTAAATGTTGTGGCAAAAACTGTGTTGAATCTTGTGGTACTGTTACCAATGTTGCCCACACCGTTTGCGCCAGAATTCAGCAGACTATTAACACTAAAAGCACCACCACTAAAAGTTATATTGGCGGCTGTTAATGTTCCGCCTACTGATAAATTGCCATTGATGGCCAGGGCTGAAATGCTTGTGGGGAAACTTTGATCAACCCATTGGCTAGTTGTGCCATCGTTGATATACATGTACAACTTGTCTGTACCAGTGGCATACCAGTGATCTCCTGCTACACCATTGCTAGGCACTGAGGCTGAAGCAGTGTATTTGTAAACTCTAGCACCGCCAGATATTACATTACCACCTGTGATGTTGCCAGCCGCACTAATTGCACCTGTAGCAGTGACTATACCTGTACCATTTGGCACCAGTGCAATGTTGCCATTGCTGCCTGTAATGATGCTTAAAGCACCTGTGTCATAAATGCTGCCGGCAATATTCAAATTGCCACCTGTTGCAATGTTGCCAGTTGCACTTACAATGCCACCTGTAACAATGTTACCACCAGTGATGTTGGCAGTTGTGGTAATTGCTGTGATCATGCTCAAGCCTGATACCACGTTGCCACTCAAACTTAATCCTGCGGCATTCAAGTTACCACCAACCACATTTCCAGTTGCACTTACTGTTGCACCCTGTACCAATGATGTAATAATTGCGTTACCAGCTTGAACGTTGGCAATACCGTGTACGGAGTTACCAGTTGAGCTGATAATACCTGCTGTGACAATGTTGCCACCTACCACATTACCCGAAGCTGAAACACCAGCACTTCCAGCACTAACAACACCAGTGGTGATTATATTGCCGCCTGTGACGTTAGCTGTAGCTGATATCGCTCCAGTTGCTGATACTGCACCTCCGGTGATGATGTTACCGCCGGTTACATTGCCACTCAAGCTGGCAGTAGTACCTGTGTGTGTGGTAGCATTGACGTTGGCACCACCCAAGATATTACCGCCTGTGATATTACCTGTTGCTGATATCACGCCTGCTGTGTTGATGTTGCCGCCTGTGACATTGCCTGTAGCCGATACTTGTGCGGCAGTGGTCAAGTTGCCGCCAATTATGTTGCCCGATGCGCTGACAAATCCTGTTGTGGTTTGTCCAGTTGAGGAAAACACTACCACATTGGATACATTGGCAACACCAACGGTGATGTTGGCGTTGGCCGCAACAACTCGAACGTTTGAACTGCCAAATTGAATACTTGTGGCATCAATGCCAGTTAGTGCTGCACCGTTGCCCAAGAAGTAACTGCCTGTAATATTGCCTGCGGCAGTTATTTCTAGTCCACTAGATATAGTGCCTGCGGCGCTGATTGTGGTTCCTGCTGAAAGAGCCCCGCTGGCAGTGATGTCAGTACCTGCGTTGATTGTGGTATCTACACTTAGAGCATTACCGTAGATTACTCCTGTGGCCGAAACCAAACCAGCAGTGCGAACGTTGCCGCCAGTGACATTGCCTGTGGCTGTGACAAAACCACCAGTAAAAACATTGCCGCCTGTGACATTGCCACTTGCACTCATTACACCAGTGATGTTTGCACCTGCGCCTGCAGTGACTGATCCTGCAACGCTGAGTAATCCGCCTGCCAACAAGTTACCACCAGCAACGTTTCCTGCACTGGTAATATTACCTGTAGCACTTGCAATGCCTGCTGTGGTGATGTTTCCGCCCACAATGTTACCTATGGCGCTGATGCCTGTTGAGGCATTTACGTTACCAGTTATAGCCAAGCCAACTGAGCTGGATACTGTGGCCAAAGTAGTGCCGCCCACGTTCACGATCACGTTGC